GGACAGAGCAATTGCCTTCTAAGCAATCGGTCACTGGTTCGAATCCAGTACAACGCGCCACACTTATTTTCCCTGGCTCGCTTTTGCGGGCTTTTTTTTAAATGTCTCACAATTCAGGCGGTTGACTGTTGTCTGGTTTGCGGGGAGTTTGTTAAAAGAAACTGGCATGGTGAATCCCCCTGTGCGGAGGGGCAATCAGCGAGTAGGTATATGGGATAATCGCGGATTCAGGTGCTGGTACTGAATTCACCGGGAGGCACCCGGCACCATGCAATGGCACATAGCGCCACTCTCCAGCCCCTCTCCGGAGGGGCTGTTTATATTGATTTTGTCAGATGTGAGTAAACTGCTTATGGACTTTGTTGTTTTAGCCCATAAGGACATATTTGCAGAGTGCAACGGTTATTAAAGCATTCATTCAATACGTTATCTGTATTTGTAGGGCATTCCTGGCTGTTTTTGATTAAATTCCAGAATGTTTTATTGAATGGTACTACGTTGTAAATGGTTACAGGTAGCACTTTGTTATTGAGCATGATGCCTGTGTGAGTCAGTGTAAATATACTTTCAGGAGGTAAGAAAGCATCCGATTGATACCAGATTATTAATTTTATTTTACTCCATATGACTGAAAAAGATATTCCGCATGATGGCTGGATAACTGTATCAATCACAATCCACTTCATTTAGTTTCCTTGTTTATGCATTGCTGGTGATGTTCTGAAAAGTATAAATGATATTTTTGAATGTAAACCATAGAGCAGAATTATTTTTCTGATGTTGTTTATTGTTTATTTAAATGCAGGGTGGTTTATATCTCGTCTTGTAGTTTATCCATGCATATCTGCTTGATGATGAGGTTTTTATTTAAGGTATGGTTTTGTGTTTTTTCTGTATTACATGTCAGGTATTTTAAAGAATCATTTTTCAGATGGTGGAAAGAACCATGGCATTTAAACACTATGATGTTGTCAGGGCGGCGTCGCCGTCAGATCTTGCGGAAAAGCTGACACATAAACTGAAAGAGGGCTGGCAGCCGTTTGGTAGTCCGGTGGCCATAACCCCTTATACCCTGATGCAGGCGATTGCAGCAGAAGGTGATGTGGTCGTCAGTGGTGCAACTGAGCCGGAGTGGTACTACGTCATCGTACTGGCCGGGCAATCCAATGCCATGGCTTACGGTGAAGGGCTTCCGCTTCCGGATTCATACGATGCGCCCCACCCACGCATTAAGCAACTGGCCCGTCGCAACACAGTGACTCCCGGTGGTAAAGCATGCGCATTTAACGACATCATTCCGGCAGACCACTGCCTGCATGATGTTCAGGATATGAGCGCACTGAATCATCCGAAGGCAGACCTGAGCAAAGGGCAGTACGGCTGTGTCGGCCAGGGCTTACATATTGCCAAAAAACTGCTTCCGTATATCCCGAATAACGCGGGGATCCTGCTGGTACCATGCTGTCGTGGTGGTTCGGCATTCACCCAGGGCGCGGAGGGGACATTCAGTGCGGACACGGGGGCCAGCCAGGATTCGGCACGCTGGGGTGTGGGTAAACCGTTATATCAGGACCTGATCGCACGCACCAAAGCGGCATTACAGAAGAACCCGAAAAATGTGTTGCTGGCGGTGTGCTGGATGCAGGGCGAATTTGACATGAGCGCTGCCACCTACGCACAGCAACCGGACCTGTTCACGGCCATGCTGAAGCAGTTCCGTACTGACCTTTCCGGATTTAACGCGCAGTGCCATGGCGGCAGTGCTGCAGTTGTACCGTGGATTTGTGGCGACACGACGTATTACTGGAAAAACACATACGGCACACAGTATGACTCCGTCTACGGCGCGTACAAAAACAGGGAGAGCGACAACGTTTTCTTTGTGCCGTTCATGACCGACGGTAACGGCAACAACACGCCCACCAACTTACCGGCAGAAGACCCGGATATTGCTGATGCAGGTTATTACGGCGCGCAATCCCGTAGTAATGGTAATTGGGTATCGTCAAATCGTCCGACACATTTCAGTTCATGGGCGCGCAGGGGCATTATTTCGGATCGCCTGGCAACCGCTATTCTGAACGCAGCCGGGCGCACCTCAGCCTTCATCAGTGGTAAGGCACCGGAAATCAAACCCTCGCCCGGCGTCGACACGCCATCGGGGCCGTCTGAAGATGCATCCGTACGCACAATCTCCCTGTTGCCGACAGCCGGAGAGGCTGCTGCGCAGGGCTGGACCATTAAGGACGGCGGAATTCAGTTGTCGGGTGGTGTATTTAAGATCACCAAGCAGAGCAATAAAACTTGGTCCCTGATGCATCCGGTGGATGACGCAGTCTCCCTGCTGACACGGGGTGGCAGACTGAGCTGTAAGTTTCGACTGTCAGGCGCACTGACCAACAACCAGTTCGGTCTGGGAATTTATCTGTATACCGATGTAGCGTTACCTGACGTCGTGGCGATGACCGGGACTGGTAACCCGTTCCTGATGTCGTTCTTCACCCAGACCACAGACGGCAAACTGAATCTGATGCATCACAAGAAAGCCGGAAACACAAAGTTGGGCGAGTTCGGGAATTACAGTAACGACTGGCAGACGCTGGAGCTGGTGTTCACCGCCGGCAGTGCCACGGTTACTCCGAAACTGAATGGAGTGGCTGGCCCGGCATTCCAGGTCATAAAAGACAGTCTGACACTGGGGCTGAATGCGCTGACGCTGACGGATATTACCAAAAATGCAGCGTATGGCGTTGAGATAGAAAGTCTGGTGCTGGAGATAAATGCACCGGCATCATCATAAAAAGTGAGCCAGTCAAATGGAAGGTATCGTTAAACTCACCGGTAGTGTCAGTGGGTCGTCTGAGATGCCTGCATGAGTTATCAGAGCCATCAGTACTTAACTGGTGGCTTTTTTTATTGTTGTCAGCTTCCGGATAACGGGAGACGGGGTATGTACCAGATGGAAAAAATCACAACAGGTGTGTCATACACCACGTCAGCGGTGGGAACGGGCTACTGGTTCCTGCAGTTGCTGGACAGGGTTTCCCCGTCTCAGTGGGCGGCAATAGGCGTGCTGGGGAGTCTGCTGTTTGGGCTGCTGACATATCTGACTAACCTGTATTTCAAAATCAGAGAGGACCGGCGTAAGGCCGCCCGGGGAGAGTGAATAATGAACCATGAAGAAATGAATCAGCGCTTCAGTCGCCTGGAAAATGAAATTGCTGAACTGAATAAAAAACTGTCGACGCTGATGCCTTCTGAAGATGAAAAAAAACGCCGCGATGAGCAGTTTGCTGCGTTTGACGATTATTGTCGGAAAGTGATGAGCAGAAATCTCGCAGAGTGTTTCAGTATTCATAATGATAATTTCAGTGACCTGGAATGGGAGTGTAACCGGCCATCCTTTGTTGTATCCGGTGATGCCGGGAAAATAACCATCACAGAAAATGGGAAACTAACACCTCCATCGCACCAGCACAGTGAGGAGCTCATTGAATTTGCCATTGATTACCTGAAGAACAATAAAAAGCAGGGGCTGATGAAGCGCGTTGGCCGTTGCATGGGATATCTGCAGATAGCTGCTGAGATTGAAGCGCTGGCCAGTGGTGCGGACAAGGATGCAGTTGTGCGGGAGGCTCTTCTTCGTGATTTTGATAATCCGCCCTTTAAAAAAGTGCCGGCTTACTGGTTTCATCCAGGACTGACTTATCTTAAAGGACGTATATAAGCTGGCTCGTTATCTGTTGCCGATAAATCCTGATAAATATCCATGAACACCAAAATCAAATACGGCCTGTCGGCTGCCGTTCTGGCGCTGATTGCCGCTGGTGCGCCTGCGCCTGACATTCTCGACCAGTTTCTGGATGAAAAGGAAGGCAATCACACCACGGCATACCGTGATGGTGCAGGTATCTGGACCATCTGCCGTGGTGCCATCATGGTGGATGGCAAACCTGTCGTTCCGGGCATGAAGTTGTCGAAGGAAAAATGCGACCAGGTTAACGCCATTGAGCGTGATAAAGCGCTGGCGTGGGTGGAGAAAAACATCAGAGTGCCACTGACCGAACCCCAGAAAGCGGGGATCGCGTCATTCTGTCCGTACAACATTGGTCCCGGTAAGTGTTTCCCGTCGACGTTTTATAAACGAATTAATGCAGGCGATCGCAGGGGGGCGTGTGAGGCGATTCGCTGGTGGATTAAGGACGGTGGCAGAGACTGCCGTATTCGCTCAAACAACTGTTACGGTCAGGTATCCCGTCGCGACCAGGAGAGTGCGCTGGCGTGCTGGGGAATTGACAGATAAGCAGAATATTTTGCTGAAAAATGCGGTTTGCTCACACGGACGGATAACACGAAATCCTGCGAACTGACAAAAACTAAGTGAATAAAAGTAAAAACCCCGTTTGTTGGCTGCAAGCGGGGTTTTGTGTTTCCTGACTCTGGAAAAGTCAAAGGAGAAAGTGTGTTTGATTTTAGCAAACTGATTCGGGAGATTCGAGTAATGGCTGAAAAATTATCCACCTGGAAGTTCATTCTTATCTGGCTGGTGTTTGTGATTATGGCCTCCGGTTATTTCATCGGTCAGATACGCTGGTGGTGAAATGAACCGCGTACTGTGCGTGGTCATCATTGCCCTGCTGGTGGCCTGTGGTGCGCTTAGTCTGGGGCTGAATCATTACCGTGATAACGCCATAACCTACAAAGAGCAGCGCGATAAAAAAGTCAGTGAGCTGGAGCTGGCAAATGCAACCATTACTGATATGCAGCAGCGCCAGCGTGATGTTGCTGCACTTGATGCCAGATACTCGAGGGAATTAGCCGATGCGAGAGCTGAAAATGAAACTCTTCGCGCTGACGTTGCCGCTGGTCACCGCAGCCTGCGGATCAACGCCACCTGTCCAGGTCCCGTGCGTGAAGCCACCGGCACCGCCCGCGTGGATAATGCAACCGGCCCCCAACTGGCAGACACCGTTACACGGGATTATTTCACCCTCAGAGAGCGGCTGATGACGATGCAGAAGCAACTGGAAGGGGCACAGGACTATATCCGCACTCAGTGCCTGAAATAAGTTTTGCTGATGCGCGGTATTGTCGCCGTATCCCCGCATTAACAGAGACCGCAGCCCGACAGGGAGACTCCTCTGCGCGAGTGTGCGGGGATAATCAAAAACGATACACACCGGGGTTTACCGCGTTAACGGAGCGCGGCGTTGTCCCCTCATAGTCGCCTGTCCGGTGCGATGGTGGAAGAAGCCGGATGTTTATCACTATTAATTGATGACACAGAAATGGATTCATTGAATTTCAGCACGTTTTTGTATTCGTGTTATTGAACATCTGTTTATTTTACTTTTAACATATTGATAATAAAAAGAGCTGTAAATCTTTAGATGAGTCGATTTTGTCCGGGGAAGTTCAAATGGATTTTATGCTGACGGTTTCTGGTGTGGTTATCCTGTCCATTGCTTATACTGCAGATAAATATGGCTGCCATTTGTTATCACGTATTGGCGCTTATTGTTCGTTGATGCTGATTTTCTCGTCGCTTTTTTTTGAGTAAGTTATATTAATTATAACAAATAATTTTCTGTGTTATTTTTTCAGGCTATCCCGTCAGAGGGGAAGCCTGTACTGCCAGGGAGCGAATGGAAAACTGATGTGTCCGGTAACTGCGTGTTCTGTGAACACCATGTTACTTAATTATGTAATTCATACCCGAACTCTCTGTTGACAGCCTTCTTCTGCAGGCTTCAATAACCCACGCTGAAAAGTTTCCTGAACCTTTCAGATCAAGAGCGATGTTAATTTGTTCAATCATCTGGTTTGGAAATCGGATGTTGCGGGTTGTTGTTCTGCGCGTTCTGTTCTTTGATGACATAATGTTTCCCCATATTCAGTGTTGCTGATTTGTATTATCAGAAGTTGCTTTTACGTTAATTTGACGCAGATCAATTAATACGATACCTGCGTCATAATTGATTATTTCTCGTGGTTTGATGGCGTACACACATGTTGTGATAAACCTTATATAGATGATAATAATTATCATTTCGTGGGTCCTTTCCGGCGATCCGACCGGTTACGGGGCGGCGACCTCGCGGTTTTTCACTATTTATGAAAATTTTTCAGGGAAAATCGTGTCGGTACTTCTCGAATATAACTTTTTGTTTTTTTTAATATTGCATTCATAAATGTCCGACATGAAAGTGTCCGAAAATGCCTTTTTCTGGCGTTTTCATGTCGGGCCTTGTATTTGATAATGGGTTGTTCTATGAAGGTTAATAAAAAGAGGCTTGCCGAAATTTTTAACGTGGACCCGCGGACGATTGAACGCTGGCAGTCTCAGGGGCTCCCTTGCGTCTCCAAAGGCAGTAAGGGCATTGAATCTGTATTTGATACTGCCATGGCAATTCAGTGGTATGCGCAGAGGGAAACTGATATCGAAAACGAAAAGCTCCGCAAAGAACTGGCCGATTTGCGTGCGGCAGCGGAGTCAGATTTACAACCCGGCACCATTGACTATGAACGCTACCGGCTCACAAAAGCGCAGGCAGATGCGCAGGAACTGAAAAATGCCCGTGAAGACGGAGTGGTGCTGGAAACTGAACTGTTTACCTTCATTCTGCAACGTGTGGCACAGGAGATTTCGGGGATACTTGTGCGTGTGCCGTTGACATTACAGCGTAAATATCCGGACATTTCACCATCACACCTTGATGTGGTGAAAACTGAAATCGCGAAAGCCTCCAATGTTGCAGCTAAGGCCGGTGAAAACGTGGGCGGGTGGATCGATGATTTCAGACGCACAGAAGGCAGCTAATGCAGCCGGTGCGATAGCTACAGGGCTTTTATCTCTCATTATTCCTGTTCCACTGACGACAGTTCAGTGGGCCAATAAACATTATTACCTTCCTAAAGAGTCGTCTTATACCCCGGGGCGGTGGGAAACACTGCCGTTTCAGGTTGGCATCATGAACTGTATGGGCAACGATTTGATTCGCACTGTTAACCTGATTAAATCTGCCCGTGTTGGTTATACAAAGATGTTGCTGGGAGTGGAGGCTTATTTTATTGAGCATAAATCACGCAACAGCCTTCTTTTTCAGCCCACGGACTCAGCTGCTGAAGATTTTATGAAATCTCATGTTGAGCCAACGATAAGGGATGTTCCTGCATTGCTGGAGCTGGCTCCATGGTTCGGAAGAAAACACCGCGATAATACGCTCACCCTGAAGCGTTTTTCCTCCGGTGTGGGTTTCTGGTGTCTGGGGGGAGCGGCAGCAAAAAACTACCGTGAAAAATCCGTGGATGTGGTTTGTTATGACGAGCTTTCCTCGTTCGAACCGGATGTTGAAAAAGAGGGTTCGCCAACCCTGCTGGGGGATAAACGTATTGAGGGCTCTGTATGGCCAAAATCCATTCGCGGCTCGACGCCTAAAATCAAAGGCTCCTGCCAGATCGAAAAAGCCGCTAACGAGTCGGCACATTTCATGCGTTTTTATGTGCCCTGTCCGCACTGTGGGGAGGAGCAGTATCTGAAATTTGGCGATGATGCCTCGCCTTTCGGTCTTAAGTGGGAGAAGAATAAGCCAGAAAGTGTTTTCTACCTTTGTGAGCATCATGGCTGTGTGATCCATCAGTCTGAGCTTGACCAGAGTAACGGGCGGTGGATCTGTGAAAACACGGGCATGTGGACTCGTGACGGTCTGACATTTTTCAGCGACGCGGATAATGAAATTCCGCCGCCGCGCTCCATCACATTCCATATCTGGACGGCGTACAGTCCGTTCACCACCTGGGTACAGATTGTCTATGACTGGCTGGATGCACTGAAAGATCCCAACGGCCTGAAAACCTTTGTGAACACCACGCTGGGCGAGACCTGGGAAGAGGCCGTGGGCGAAAAACTCGATCACCAGGTGCTGATGGATAAGGTTGTGCGTTACACGGCTGCGGTGCCTTCCCGGGTGGTTTATCTGACGGCGGGCATTGACTCGCAGCGAAACCGTTTTGAGATGTATGTCTGGGGATGGGCTCCGGGAGAGGAAGCCTTTCTGGTGGATAAAATCATCATTATGGGGCGTCCCGATGAGGAAGAGACGCTGTTACGTGTGGATGTGGCGATCAACAAAAAATACCGCCATGCAGACGGAACCGAAATGACCATTTCCCGTGTCTGCTGGGACACCGGGGGGATCGATGGCGAAATTGTCTATCAGAGGTCAAAAAAACACGGTGTTTTCCGGGTGCTGCCGGTAAAAGGTGCATCTGTTTATGGCAAGCCGGTGATCACCATGCCAAAAACCCGCAATCAGCGGGGCGTGTATCTGTGCGAAGTGGGGACGGACACCGCAAAAGAAATTCTCTATGCCCGTATGAAAGCCGATCCCACGCCTGCGGATGAAGCCACGTCGTATGCCATCCGTTTTCCTGATGATCCGGAGATTTTTTCGCAGACAGAGGCGCAGCAACTGGTGGCGGAAGAGCTTGTGGAGAAGTGGGAAAAAGGAAAGATGCGTCTGCTGTGGGATAACAAAAAGCGGCGTAACAAAGCGCTGGACTGCCTGGTGTATGCCTACGCG